GCCTGCTCGTAAGACTTCCAAACATTAACTGCTTCTTGATTCTTACATTCAATAGCGTAAGGAAATTTCTCCCTAGCAGCCCTTGCCATAATAAGATCCTCGCCACTAGCGCCCATAGATCTTGATTCAATGTCTTCGTTATGAATATTTAACTTTTCAATAAGTATGTCGCGAACCCATTGCTGGAGTCTACGACCTTTAGCTTTAGCTGACTGTGTCTTCATATTAATGGAAACTATCTTTGTAGTCCTCTTCATCTAGGTCAAGCATTTCAAAATCTTCATCTGATTCGTCGATAGCAGTTTCTTGCTTTGATTCAGAATCTAATTCTATATCATTACCACATGAAGGACAATACTTTGGTTCTACGTGTGGATCTAAATACAGTCTAAATTCTGAGTCGCAATACTCGCAAAAAAGATCGTAAATTATCATAGAGTTATTCCTTTGAATGTTTCTGCAGTGACATCTTTCTTAACACCGCCTACGATATAAGAAGATATTTCTGTCTCTTGGGGTGCTACTTGTACTTCACCGCCCCCTATCCATTTCTGGGTCCAGGGTAGAGGATTTGTTCCTCCTTTAAAGTCATGCTTAATTCCAATAGCCGAGCACCTCTTTGCAGCTATCCATTCTATATATTGCTTTAGTACATTTGCGTTAAGCCCAATCATTGAGCCGTCTTTAAATAAGTATTCTGCCCATTGTTTTTCTTGATTAACTACACTAACCATAATATCTAATACTTCATCGGCACATTCGTCTTTTAGTTTTTTAAAGTCTTTATCTTCTGTAACTAATAGTTTAAGTATATGAGTTGTACCCGCAAGGTGTACGTTTTCGTCACGGGCAATTAGTTTGATAATTTTAGCGTTACCTTCCATTTTCTTTAGTTCTGCAAATGCCCAGGAGCATGCAAACGAAACATAAAATCTAATTCCTTCTAGTGCATTAACCGCATTTAAGCATAGCCATAATGCTCTCTTATCATCTGGCTTCTTAAGTAGCATATCATAATATTTACTTATGTCGTCGGCGCAGTTAACTATTTCTTTAATAGTTAGTATTTCATCGAAGACTTTCGAAGGGTCAGGGTAAATATTTCTGATAATATGACTATAAGAACGTGAGTGAATAGTTTCAAAGAAAGACCAGGTCAATAACCAGGTCTCTATTTCAGGAAGCGAACAGATAGGAAGAAAGGTCATTACTGGAGCTCTTCCTTGTACTGAATCCAGTAGAATCTGTCTTTTTAAATTAGATGTAAAGATGTGCTGCTCGGCGGGTGATAAGTCTTTAAAATCTTTTGCATCTCTTAAAGTGTCTATCTCCTCCGGACGCCAGAAAAACCCTACCTGCTTATCCGTCAGTTTTTCAAATTGAGGATATTTAACATCGTCGTACCTAGCAATGTCTACATTGCTATCGTAGAACATGGTTCTATTATTTGTTGGCTTCTTATTTAACTTAAATACTGACATGTTTTCTCACTGAAGGGGTTAGCAATAGGCCCTACTTCTCGCATTTGGTTATATAGACGACGAACGGTAAAATGATTTTCATGAATAACTCCTCCCCAGTTATTAGCCCAGCGAGGATAATTACCAAAATATAAATCTGGATCCATATAGGCTCTCCACCCTATGAACACTTCTTTATTTTTATAAGCTTTAATTGCCTGACTAGCAATTTTGTTCCATTCTGTTATTGGATCGTGTATACTCCAGGTATGAAAGATTTTTACATTATTAATCTGTACGTCTTTATGTGCACAAGCTAAATTGCTATGCATTTTTATGACATCAGGGAAATTATTATTATATAATTTATGAAAATCTATTGTATAAGGCAAAAAATCTTCTTCCTTGTATTCGTAGGTTATTTTTTCGCTTTGTTGCCCGTAATATTTTTGAAGGATATCATTACTCACGGTATATGTAAACATTTCCCAGTATTTGGGAGCTACAGTGTGAAGTTTATTTGATTTAGCCACCGCCTTGAGAATGCGTAGAATATTTTCATCATAGAGCATACACCCTAACACTTCATGTATAATTATATCTATATCTTGCGGATAATCAATTAATCCTGCATCCCCTTCGATAAACACCACCCTATCTGAAAATTCTTTAAGGTTAGTTTTAGCTGTCTCAGTAAAAATAGCTTCTATACAATATACTTTTTTGGCACCAGCGCGTAAAGCCAAATATGCTAGAATACCCGGGCCTGTGCCAATATCACATACTACTTTATCCTTAGCATATCTTCTTAAATACGTCTCGTAAGCCCACATTTTTTCCGGGTCGATACCACATCTCGTTTCTATGTTACCGTATGTTTTTGCAGCTTTATTAGCTGCAGTAGCTAAAGCGCCGTCTTTGTCAAAGATGTCTACCTCTTTATAGCTAGATTTTACATGATTCACAGTCATCTTCTGTTATCTCCTTATTGCCTATGCTATGCTCTTTAACTTCATCTGTAGACCCATCATTAGTATTAAAATAATAAAGCTGCTTACCGCCATACTTATAAAATAATATGAGATGTTGAAGCATCTCACTCATAGGAATTTTTTCATCTTCATAAAACTTAGGATTATATGATGTATTGACTGATATGCCTTGATCAACATATTTTTGTAATACAGCACAAATCTTAAGGTATCCCTCAGGTGATTTTTGATCCCATAATAGTTCATACATATTTTTTAATCTATGGTACTGAGGTACTACTTGCTTAAGTACTCCGTCCTTTGATTGCTTGACCGATACTAAGGCTCTAGGCGGCTCAATACCGTTAGTAGCATTACTTATCTGAGAGGAAGTTTCAGATGGCATCAACGCCATTAGAGTAGAATTTTTAATTCCAAATTTTATAAGATCTTTCTTAAGTTGAGCCCAGGGCATTCTAGATTTATCTGCTACTAGATCATTTACATCACTCTTATAAGTATCTCTGGGCACTAGGCCTAAAGAATACTTAGTTTCATTGTTCTTAGGGCAGGGGCCTGTCTCTTTTGCTAGATCATTTGATGCTTTGATAAGATAGTACGACCAGGCTTCTGTCCACTCGTCAATTAACTTTAGGTCGGGCTCTGAATAAGTAGAGCCATGTTTAGCTAACCAATAAGCAAAGTTAATAATACCGATACCTAACGGTCTTCTATTCTTAGTAGAAATCTCCGCAGCAAGAATAGGATACTCTTGATAATCCAGTAGTTCGTTTAAGGCCCTAACTAAAAGATCAGCTGGCTCTTCAAAATCCTCTTTATTTTTAATATTGCCCCAGTTAATAGCTGCTAGGGTGCATAAGCTTATTTCACCTTCAGGGTCGTCAATACTCTTTAATGGCTTAGTTGGTAAATCAATTTCACAACATAGATTAGATTGGTGAATAGGAGCTACCTCTGGAATAAATGAACCATGATCATTAGCATGATCCACATTCATAAGATAGATTCTACCAGTATCTTTACGCTCTTGCATAAAACTAGAGAACAAATCTAAAGAAGATACTTTCTTCTTCCTAATTTTAGGATTATGTTCAGCCTTTTCATATAAAGTTCTAAACTTATCTACATCCGTAAAAAATGGTTCGTAGAGTTCGGGTACATCTGACGGGGAGAATAATGTAATATCCTTACCAGTTAAAAGTCTTTCGTAGAATACTTTGTTAAACTGTACGCCATAGTCAAGATGTCTAATACGGTTATCATCTGTACCTTTGTTATTCTTTAAAACGAGTAGGTCTTCTACTTCCAGATGCCATATGGGATAGTATAATGTCGCAGCTCCACCGCGCACGCCTCCTTGGCTACAGCTTCGCACCGCCGACTGGAAGTGTTTATAGAAAGGAATGACGCCAGTATGAGTAGCATGGCCGCCGTTAATAGAAGAGCCAAGAGCCCTAATTCTTCCCGCCCCAATGCCGATTCCTGCTCTTTTTGAAACATACTTTACTATTGCTCCTGCTGTTGCATTAATACTATCTAGACTATCATCAGTTTCGATTAATACGCAAGACGAAAACTGACGTACAGAAGTACGAACACCGGCCATGACAGGGGTAGGTAGAGAAATATCGAAGTTACTCAATGAGTTATAGAACCTTCTAATATACTCCATTCTTGTTTTTTCTCCCAAGGCAGGGTATTTGTGAAATAAGGTGGCAGCGATAAGCATAAAGGCAATCTGAGGTGTTTCATATATCTTACCTGTTACTCTATTCTTGACAAGATATTTACCTCTGAGTTGCTCCATAGCAGCATATGCTAGAGACTCATCTCGCGAGTGGTCAATCCAAGAATTCATGAGCTCGAATTCATCCTTGGTGTACCATTCTAGCAGTTTAGAGTCATAGAAGCCTAAATCTACAACCTTCTTTACATGATCATATAGTTTAATAGGATCAAAGTTACCAAATACTTCCTTTCTTAAATCATAAGCAATTAATCTTCCAGCTACGTATTGGTAGTTAGGAGCATCTTCCGAGATCAGATCTGCAGCTGCCTTGATTAAAGTCTCTTGTATCTCTTTCGAGGTAATCTTATCATGAAAATGAATATGTGACTTTAATTCTATTTCTGATTCTGATACTCCTGTAATACCGTCGCATGCATATGCAACTACTTTATGAAACTTTTCTAGATCTAGAGGTTCTAGAGAACCATCGCGCTTGGTAACGTTTATTTTTTCCATCTTTTATTTCCTTTGACTGGCTTTTTTTTAGTACTTTTAAACCATAACCAAGTCAAATAAGGGCTCACCATTGCCGCCCCTACCCCTGTTACTAGCATTACAATCCCAATAAGAATTGAGCATACCACTACTATTGTGTTTAAAATTAAAAATACAAATACTTGTTCAATTTTTTCTATCATCTGTAATCACCAACTAACGGAAAAATTTTAGAAATTACTTCGGCACAGGCTTTAGCTATTTCAATATGTTCTAATTGAGTCCCGTTCTCTGATCTAAGTTCTATATAATGTACCCAGGATCTTAAAGTTCCGTTAATATACATGCGTGACATAGTTAAACCTTCAGGTAGCACAGCTCGGGCTTGTTCCTTAGCAATACCGTTAGTTACGGCCCAACGATACACCTCGTGAACTTTTGATAGTAGATCTAGTTGTTTATCTTCCCATAAATTATTTAACTCCCTATCATCCGGTGATGTTAAATCTAACGGAATACTATTTTGTCTGTTTTGATTGTCTTGTAATCTAGCCTGTCTAGTAGTGAACTGTAGTTCTTTAGTAGGGTCGGCGTAGCGCTGAGAAAATTCCTGAAAAGAAAATGATCTATGCCTTAAAATCTGTCTGGCAATATCGCGAGTTGTTTCTACTTCAAGACATGCAGATGCCATTTCTAATGGCGACCAGTGTTTGTGCTTCATTAAATACTTAATTAATTTTTCAGACGTCTCAGTGTTAAACTGATTAGCTGGATTTGACACCCTTGCACAGTATGCAATAAGATCCTGAACTGGATGTTCTGAATAATCTTCAAACAAACCTTCTGCTGGAGCAGAGTACGAAATAATTTTTACTTTCATGTTACCTTCTAAAAACAGACAAAGCTAGCTTTGCCGACAACCCTCTATGGGTGTTAGCGTCGATAGTTAATTTGATGTCGGCGGGAGATTTACCGCTGAGGACCATATCGTTTATATCTTTTTCTTTAATATGGTCTGGCCATAGACATATATTATATCCGGCCTCAATACATTTTTCAACACTCTTTAGTATTTCAGGGTTACGTCTTTCATTATCAAATACAACTACAACCTTATCCCTATTTAACTCCTTAACTTGTGATAGAGCTCCTGCTATGTCGGAACCGCAAACAGCAATAGAGTTAGGGATGAACATAGAGTCAAATGGCCCCTCGAAAACGTAAACAGTGTTTGCTACATCAACAGCATCGAGCCCAAAGATCTTAGGCATGCTAGGGTTGATGATGATAGTTATATATCTGACTTTGCTATTAGGATCTAAAGATCTTCCCTGAAATCCGAATAAATTTTTTCCCTTATCAATTAAGGGTATAATTATGCGTCTATCTTTCTTATCTGAGGGCTTGAGCTTATCAGGAACTAAAGAGTTAGTCCAAGATACAAAATCAGAACAATAAAATAATTTAGCATGAAAAGGATTAGGTATCTTTCTAGAAGAAATATACAACTTAGCTGTATGAAAGGGATCTAACTGGGAAATCTTCTTTAGGTTTTTTAAGGGCCAGAGCCCTCTTATTTCTACGTCTTCTTTAGTCTCTTCTTGTGGAATTTCCTTCGTATCGCTTTCGCTGATTAGTTCTAATAGGTATTGTTTATACAGTTCAGGACTATGCTTCTTAGTAAAATTTCCAAAGGAGACACTGTAAGAACAGTTGTGACATTT